AGTTCTTCGATGAGGAACTTGAAGAGTTTGTTAATATAAAGGATTGCACTTTGGAGCTAGAGCATTCCCTGATCTCCTTGTCAAAATGGGAGTCAAAGTGGGGTAGGCCCTTTCTAAGTCCTGAAAAGAGAACTGACGAACAGGCCCTCGACTACATTCGTTTCATGACAATTACTCGTAATGTCGATGAAAAGGTCTATGCTGCTATTCCCGATAATGTAATGAAACAAGTAAGTGACTATATTGAAGCTCCGATGACAGCTACGACCTTTTATGAGATTAAATCTCCGACCGGTCGTCCAGAGACTGTTACTGCGGAACTCATATATTACTGGATGATCGCGTTAACGATTCCTTTCGAGTGTCAGAAGTGGCATCTTAATCGTTTAATGACTCTTATTCGAGTTTGTAATGTTAAGAATCAACCCCCACAGAAGATGAGTCGTTCCGAAATAGCTTCGCGAAATCGAAGTCTTAATGCTGCTCGTCGTAAGGCTTTGGGTACTACTGGCTAAAAGGAGTTGACGTGATCTCATTCGATGTTCCAGGAAACTTCTCAAAGTCGGAATCCTTCCTAAAGAAACTTTTAGGTAATGATATCCGAACGGTTCTTGAAAAGTACGGTCGAGAAGGTGTTTCAGCACTGGCTTCAGCTACGCCTAGAGATTCTGGTGAGACAGCCGCTTCTTGGAGTTATGAGATCATCGGATCCAAAGGTGGATACCAACTTGTTTGGACAAATAGTCACATCCACAACGGAGTACCTATCGCTATTATTCTACAGTACGGTCATGGGACTGGCACTGGCGGGTATGTGCAAGGACGAGATTACATCAATCCGGCCATGAGGCCTATATTTGACAAGATTGCCGCAGAGGCCTGGAGGGTGGTGACTAGTGCATGAGCATCATTGACGAGCGCGTATTGGCAATGAAGTTCGATAACAAGCAGTTCGAGACTAATGTCCAGACTAGTATGGGTACTCTGGAAAAGTTAAAGCAGAAACTCGCTTTGCAGGGAGCCACTAAGGGTCTCGAGAATGTTGATGCTGCGGCTAAGAAGATATCACTCGACTCGGTTGCTGCTGGAGTAGAGACGATCGCAAGTAAATTCTCAGCAATGAGTGTTATTGGCATCACGGCACTTTCAAACATCACGAGTGCTGCTATGAATGCCGGCCAGAGGATTGTTTCCGCTCTAACTATCGATCCAATGAAGATGGGTTTCCAGGAATACGAAACCCAGATGAACGCTATTCAGACGGTTCTTGCCAATACGCAAAGCAAGGGTACAACCCTTACCGATGTTAACGCAGCACTTGATGAGTTGAATACCTATTCCGATAAGACCATCTATAACTTCACTGAGATGGCTCGTAATATCGGAACGTTCACCGCTGCGGGTGTCGGTCTTAAAACCTCTACTGAGTCCATCAAGGGTATCGCCAACCTAGCAGCTGTCTCTGGGTCAAACTCTCAACAGGCTTCAACCGCCATGTATCAACTTTCCCAGGCTATCGCTTCTGGTACTGTCAAGTTGATGGACTGGAACTCCGTCGTTAACGCCGGTATGGGCGGCGAGGTATTCCAGAAGTCTTTGATGGAAACCGCTAAAGTTCACGGTATTAAGATTGATGAGATGATCAAGAAGGAGGGTTCATTCCGTGAGACTCTCCAGAATGGTTGGTTGTCTTCTTCAATCCTGACTGAGACTTTGTCTAAGTTCACTGGTGATTTAACTTCTGAGCAGTTAAAGTCAATGGGTTACACTGACAAACAAGCTGCCGAAATCCTTAAACTAGGGGTTACAGCTAGTGATGCGGCCACGAAGGTAAAAACCTTCAGTCAATTGCAGAGCACTCTCGCTGAAGCAAACCAGTCGGGATGGACCAAGTCCTGGGAGATCATTTCTGGTGACTTCGAAGAAGCCAAAAAGCTTTACACTGGAATCAGTGACGTTCTTGGTGGAATGATCGGGGACAGCGCTAAGGCTCGCAATGCCTTGCTCGAGAGTTGGAAGTGGATGGGTGGCCGAAATGCCATTATTGATGCTATCAGAAACGCTTTCGATGCGGCAATGATTGTAGTCAAGGCTTTCGGTGAGGCGTTTTATCAGATCTTCCCTCCTTTGACTGCTAAGAAGTTAATCGATATCACTAAAATGATTCTCGATTTCAGCAAAGGCCTTAAACTAGGTTACGTTGAATCGGAACAACTTCGAAGAGTGTTTGCTGGAGTCTTCGCTATCTTCAGTATCGCCATTCAGGTCATAATGGGAGCTGCTAACGCCTTCGGCTCACTATTCGGGACTATCGTTCCGGCTAATAATGGTATTCTAGCCTTCCTCGCTAATATGGCGGATTTTATTGTTAGTTTCGATACTGCAATGAAGAACGGCACCGCTTTCGGTGGTGTTATGAAAGATGTCAACGGCGTTATGGACACTCTTCGCAGTTTCATAAACCGAGTCGTTGATGCTTTCAAATCCTTAGGATCAGTCTTCAATGGCGCTTCTCTTGGTTCGGCCATTTCAGGGTTCTTTGCTTCGTTTAAGAATGTCGATACTAGTGGGATGGACGGGTTCTTTACTCGTCTTCAAGCTAGATTCGGACCTCTCGGTGATTTCTTTAAGACGATCTTCTCTAAGATTAGAGAAGGATTTGGGCAGATGATCTCTTTCCTCTCTCCTCTAGTCGGTATTGTTGGAGGGTTCATTGATCAAATCGGTAAAGCTTTGGCTGGAAAGATCACATTTAAGACACTTGGTGATAGTCTTAATGTGGCCATGCTTGTCGGTATCGGTACTGCTTTATACAAGTTCATTACGAGTCTCACAACGGTTACCGATAAGGTTGGCGGGTTCAAATCGGCATTCAAGGACATTATCACAGGCGTTACTGGTAATCTTCAACAAATGCAAGCTAATCTTAAGGCTAAGTCGCTTATCACTATAGCTTTGGCTATTGGTATATTAGCTCTTTCTTTGATGCTCTTGGCTTCTATTGACTCTGTCAAACTAGCGGCCGCTTTGGCTGCTATGAGTGTTATGTTCGGTGAGCTTGTCGGCGCCTTCACCATATTAGATAAGGCCATGCTGGGCGGAGTGTTGAGTAAGGCTAAGATGGCCTTGGTCGCTGCAGCCTTGATCACTCTGAGTGTTGCCATTCTTATTCTCAGTGTGGCTGTCAAGAACCTTTCTGACATTAGTTGGGAAGGCTTAGCTAAGGGTCTTGCTGGAGTAGTGGTTCTTATTGGGGCTATGGTTGGTGCTTCGAAACTTCTAGAGACTAACTCTAAGGGTATGATCAGAAGCGGTGTGGCACTAATCGTCATGGCCCTCGGACTCAAGATTCTAGTTGGAGTAGTCAATGATCTCGGAGCTATAGATACGGTTCAACTAGCTAAGGGTTTAGTGGCTGTTGTTATAGCGCTGGAAGCTATTGCTATATTCACAAGGACTGCTAAGTTCGATAGTTTCGGTCCAGGTAAAGCCCTTGGTATTATCTTGATGGCTGTCGCTTTGAAGATTCTAGCTACAGCCGTTGAGGACTTCTCCAAATTCAGTTGGGAAGCCTTGTCTAAGGGTCTTACGGCTATAGGTATCGTCCTTACAGAATTGGCTATATTTACTAGAATCGCTGGCGGTCAGAAAAACCTCATCTCCATCTCGACAGGGATGGTCATCATAGCGGCCTCAATGCTTATATTTGCTATAGCTATTGAGAAGATGGGTAATCTCTCTTGGGAGGTAATATCTAAGGGGCTTACTACGATGGCTTTGTCTTTGGCCGCGATCACTTTAGCGATGAAATTCATGCCAAAAGATATGGTCGGAAAGAGTGTGGGGCTAGTCATAGTCGCCGCTGCTCTTATGATCATTTCTGAAGCATTGAAGAGCATGGGTGGAATGTCCTGGGAGCAAATAGCCAAAGGTCTTCTTACCTTGAGTGTCTCGCTCCTAGCCATCGCCATAGCCGTTAATGTCATGAAAGACGCCATTGGCGGAGCATTTGTGATTCTTATTGTCGCTGGGGCACTCGCTATATTGGCTCCGATTCTAATCACATTCGGTAACATGTCCTGGGAGTCCATAGGCAAGGGGCTTCTAATGTTGGCCGGAGTGTTCGTCATATTTGGTCTGGCGGGTCTACTCCTAACCCCTGTAATACCAACATTGCTACTCCTTGGAGCAGCGATCGTGTTGTTTGGGGCTGGAGTATATATTGCCGGAGCAGGACTTCTTCTATTCGCGGCTGGTATAGCGGCTTTAGCAGCGGCAGTAGCCGTCGGTGGAACTGTTATTATCGGATTCGTTATGGGGTTGTTAGCTCTTATCCCATTCGCTCTATACCAACTCGGTTTAGGGTTAGTGGCCTTTGCCACGGCAATCGGTGATGGTGCTCCGGCTATCGTGGCCGCTTTAGTCGCAGTTCTTCTGGCAATCATTGATGGAATTAACACTACTGCTCCGGCTATTATATCATGCTTAGTTAATCTCGTTATGATGATGGTTCAAGCGTTAGTGGATAACGTTCCTAAACTAGTCGATGCTGGTTTGAAGTTATTATTGGGTATCCTGCAAGGGATTGAAGATAACATCTATCAAATAACAGACACGGTTATTGGGATCATTCTGAAGTTCGTACAAGCGATTACTGATAATCTTCCTCAAATAACCGAATCTGGAGCTAACTTAATTATCACCTTCATTAATTCACTCGCTGATACGATTAATAATAGGTCCGCGGACCTTCGTTCAGCTGGTGGAAGACTAGCCACGGCTATAATTGATGGGATGACTGGCGGTCTAGCATCGGGGGTTACTAGTTTAGCGAATGCTGCTGCTAATTTAGCAAATTCAGCTTTAGATGCGGCTAAAAAAGCATTAGCTGTTAACTCTCCTTCAAAGAAGTTTATAGCCTTATTTGAGTCAGTTGGTGAAGGTGCTGTGATAGGCACTAATAATGGACAGAAAGACCTCGAAGCAGCATCTGTTGACCTGGCTAATACAGCAATCGATGGTGTTAAGACGGCCATGTCTAAAATGTCATCAGCCTTTGATACTAACGTGGACGTTAATCCTACAATCCGACCGGTTGTAGATTTGTCAAATATTCATAACGCATCTAATGCTATAGATGGTATATTTGGAGGGTCTAGAGGCCTTGATGTGTCAGCCACTTATAACAAGGCAACAATCGCGTCACTCTCCGGTCAAACTCAATCATCGACTCAGACTGACACTTCTAACGCTAATGTTCCTGCGGCTCCAAGTGTAGTTAGTTTCACACAAAATAACTACTCGCCAAAGGCCTTATCTAGGTTGGAAATATATCGCAATACCAGAAACCAATTATCGGCGGCGAAAGGAGTGGTGTCGGCATGATTAAATCTGTAACCGTGATTAATCCTCGCAATGAGATTTTAACATTAGAATTGGGTAATCCTAATTCTAGCGGTTTTGCTATTGTTGACATCCCCTCCGGCCTCGGTCCTCCGAAAGCCACCGTTAATTTCACTTCTATCTCCACGGGTGATGGTGATATTTACAACTCAGCACGTGTGGGTGGACGAAACGTCGTTCTCAATATCAGGTTTACGGATTCGCCTGATATTGAGGCGGCGCGTCTTCGGTCTTATCGGTATTTTCCAATCAAGAAACAAGTTCTTCTTATCATCGAGACTGATACTCGTACCGTCAGTACATTCGGAACCGTGGAATCCAATACTCCAACGGTATTTTCAAAAGAATCTGGATGTCAGATTTCGATTCTTTGTGCTGATCCATATTTGTACGGTATTACTGATGCTGAGACAGCATTCAGCACTGTTGAGTCAGGATTCACTTTTCCATTCGGGAATGAATCTTTAACTGTACCTACACTCATATTCGGAATCATAACGATTAAACAAGCAGCCAGCGTAATTTATGATGGCGAAGTTGATACGGGTATGATCATCAACATTCATGCGACCGGAACGATCACTAACCTGTCGATCACAAACATGCAGACACTAGAATCGATGCGTATCGACACAACAAAGTTGACAGCTCTAGTCGGTCAAGGTTTAATCGCGGGGGATGACATTGTCATCTCAACGATAAAAGGTTCAAAGTCGATTTACCATATTCGAAACGGTGTTTACACTAATATCATGTTGACTCTTGGGCGACAGACATCATGGTTTACATTATCCAGTGGTGATAATGTATTCACATATATGGCTGATACCGGGATTAACAACATACAGTTCCGAATCACAAACAGAATAGTCTACGAAGGGGTGTGAGATGGAAGTATTGGTCGTTAATGAGTACCTGGAACCTCTGACAATAATCGATACTTTCAAATCCTTAATCTGGGCTGATCGTTTCTTTGAGTTGGGCGATTTCGAGTTATATTCGACTTTCGATTCATCAATTCTAAATTCAATGCCTAAAGGTTCTTACGTTTGGTTTTCTAATTCCGAACGGTTGATGATAGTTGAATCTTACGCGATCATAACCGATTTAGAAGAAGGCCCGCACATGGTGATTAAGGGTTATTCTATAGAATCGCTCCTTAATCGTCGAATCATATGGAACAGAACAATTCTGAATGGTAATTTTCAGATCGCGGTGAAGAAACTTTTAGATGAGAACGCTATAAACCCTTTGGATTCTGTGAGAGCTATACCGAATCTCATATTCCAATCATCGTTAGACCCCGTTATAACTTCACTGTCTATAGACACACAACTAACGGGTGAAAATCTTTACGAAACTATAAAATCTATGTGTTCCGAGCGGAATATAGGTTTTAAGATAACACCTAATGAGAATGGTAAATTAGTTTTTAGTTTATACGCGGGGGTTAATCGAGCGTATAGCCAAGATATAAACCCTTACGTCATATTCGCCCCAGAGTTTGACAACCTTATAAATAGTGACTACGAGGAAGATGACTCACCGCTTAAGACTGTAGCTCTAATTGGTGGTGAGGGTGAAGGTCTCGATCGCAAATATGTTTCTATAGGTACCGCTTCAGGCCTCAATCGGCGTGAATTATTCGTTGATGCCCGAGATATTTCCTCAAAGGCGGAGACAACGGGTGGTGCACCATTAACCATTGCGCAATACAACGCCCAACTAATACAAAGAGGAATCGAAAAACTGTCAGAAAACTCTTCGGTCATTAAGGCTGAAGCTGAAGCTGATACAACAAGAAACTTTGTTTATGGTGTGGATTTCTTCATTGGCGATATTGTTCAATTAGCAAACGAGTTTGGTATGGAACTCGAAGCTAGAGTTACAGAAGTCATATTTGCTCAAGATGAAACTAAAGAGACGACAATTCCCACATTTACACTGGTGTCTCAATCTATGAGTCGATCTAATTATACCCCTATATAATTAGGGTTATCTAAAATGAGAATTCGATACACAAACCGAGTCGACAGAAAGGCCCGATATGACAGTGTCCTCAGGTTTTTACAACTCTTTGAATAACGACCGACGATACGATGCTGCTCAGATGGGCTCGATCTTCGATGGAATTATCCA